CGCCAGTGCGGTGGCTGTCAGACTGCTGGTGGCGGCTAGGGCAGCGGAGCCGCGCTGTATACGCTCCGCCGAAGCGGTTAGCGTCGCAGCAGCAGACAACGCTGCCGCTGCGTTCTGTACCCTGCTGGCGGTCGCTGTGAGCGTTGCCGCCGCGTTGAGAGTCGCAGCCCCCTGCTGCACCCTCACCGCACTTGCCGTGACCGTAGCCGCAGCGTTCAACGTAGCCGCACCTTGCTGGATGCGGATACCCGATACCACCAAGGTGGCGGCAGCGGTTAGTGTGGCAGCCCCCTCTTTGGGGTCTATGCCATAGTTACCAATGCCATATAAGCCGCTGCCGTAACCGGCCACGGATTAGGCCAACGTAATGTCAAGATCGCCAGCAGGGACGCGGAACACGTCACCGGAGGCAATCGTCTTGCTCGAGGTCAGGTTGCCGTATGCCAAGAGGTTTCCGCTGGTTGAGGCATCAAAGATGCCAACCGCAACCACAGTGCCCCATGACGATCCAGCAGTCGGGAACTCCACCGCCGAGGTGTTGCTCGCCGTGTCGTTCACCACCGTAAAGGCAACCGTCTGGCGCGCATAGGACGTGCCAGAGACTTCAGTGCCACCGCCAGTGTCATCCGGGGCGACCGTGTACAGCGCCAGATATAGCGTCGTCGGCGCAGTGTAGGCTGTCGCACCGAAGACGTGCAGCAGCACCTTGTTCTCAAGATAGTTGGAAAAAGCACTCACGGAATGACCCTCGTCGGTTTGACGCCAATGGCAAGACGGCCACCGCTAAATGCGGCACGCTCGTCTTGAATCAGCATGTCGTTGATGGCGCTCTGGTACTGACTCGCCCACACCGCCATGCGCTCATCGTCGCGCAGGTACGGAGAGGCTTGCAGCAGGGAGCCGTAAAGGTACACGTCAGGATGTCGCGTTAGTACCCAGTTGGACGTGTTGGAGTCTGACAACTTGGCCAGCGTTGCCACATACGTCAACTCGGCGGCATAGCCAGTATCCGGTGCAGGTAGCACCTCAATCTGGTTGCCAATCAGCGCGAAGTATTTTGGCGTGCCAGTTGTGCGATAGATGTACTTCTTGGCGTCAAGTTCATCTTCGCTCAAGAACACCAGCGGCTGCACCGGAGCGGTAGCAGTCAGCACCAAAGACTTGGCCGCCAAGAAGTCAGACGGCAGCGCAGAAAACGGCGTGTCGAGCGTAGCGCTCGAGCGCTTGACCATCTTCTGCGTCGGCAGCTTGCGCTCAATCTGCGCCTCTGCCAACGAGATGAAGTCAGGAATAACCGATGTCAGGTCATCGCGGTTTAGCCAATCCGCGATGCTAGACTTCAATTCGCTGTATGTGGTTAGTGCCACCTTCTACCTGCTCCTTCATCGCCCATGCACCTTCGTGTGAATACTCAAAGGTGCCGATGTGCTTGACGTGCTGCGAAAGGTCGTGATCCAGAAGTACCTCGTACCCGGCCTCTTTGGCCTTGCGGCAGAAGAATACGTCTTCCCCGATGTAGTGGTTGCCAACCGTCGAATACGGAATCGCAAACCAAGGTGCCTCGATCTTCTCAAAGACCTCGCGCTTCACCATCATCACGCCCATGCCGACATAATCCACCGGCTCCAAGCCTTGCGACTCTGGCCCTGTGTATACGCGGTCAATCTTCCCGCCACCGTCCATCATGGCGACCGGCTTAACCGGCATTCGCCTGGTGGCATAGTTGGCGGCCACAATGGGTTTGTCGCGCAGAATCAGGTGCCCGATAGTTTCCTTCGGGAACCGCATATCTGAATCAAGCCAGAGGAGATAGTCCGCCTTCTCCTCGAGTGCCTGACGCGCAAGCTCCATTCTCTGAGAGGCGATCAGAGTTCCGTGTGATGTGTAGAGCATCACGCGGTCGTCTGTTGTCGCGGTATGAAATGACATCGCTCGCGCTAGGTCATAGGCAAACGAGGTCATCACCGTGTCCCTTGCTGGGACTAAAATGGCGACCGAGCGACTCATACGCGCCCCGGTCGTGTTCTAAACAACCTGTTGTCAGGATCGTTGAGCCAGCGCTTCATGGCTGCTGGGTCGTCAATGATTCCCTGATTCTTGAGGCGGTAGAACAGTTGCATCGGAATCGAAGCAACCTTTGACCACTCACCCCACTTGGCGCGCTCGTCCGTACCGTTGAAGCTCGCCTTGTTCTGCTCAATCAAGTCACCGACTTCAAAGACCGTCTCAATCGTGGCCTCATCCTTGTCGGCGTCGTAATGCCACCATTTGGTCGTACCCGTTGTCGGGTCGTAGTCAAAGAGGCGCTTACCTGATGAATTCATGCAATCCTCAACTCAAGGGCGACGGCACCATTGCCGCCGCCCCGAGTTTATACGACTTTATTAGGTCGTGGTGAGGTCGGCAGCCAAGCCGTGCGCGGCCTCAGTGTTCACCTTCAAGCCCCACTCCACGAGGATCATGCGCTTCTCGGCGTCGCCGGTCTTCGCAAGTTCCACCGTCTGGAACGGACGCAGGAAGGCAACGCCAGCGTACTCAGGATCAAGCACGAAGGCATCACGCTCACGCTGGAAGCGATTCGGGACAACCGACACGTTGCCGAAGTCCGAAACGTACACGTCAGCAGCGCCGATGATCACAGCCGGACGGTTGCCAGAGACTTCCTTACGGATCTGCGCGATACCGGCAAAGCCAGAGACGCGCTGCTTGTTGACCGGGCCAACCATGAGGATCTTGGGCGAGCCGCCCGAAGCCCACACCTTCTGGATCACGGTCTTGAGGATCGCTTCCGTGAACGTGCGAAGGTTGGCGTCCGTGGCGTCCGTGCGGGTCGCATTCGGCTGCGTGGTGTACGACGGATCAGCACCGCCCGTGCCCTTGTCCGTGTTGGTCTTCAAGAAGGCCAACAACGAACCCGTCTTGCGAAGCGCCGTGCTGGTGCCAGCAGAGCCGCCATCGGCCTTCTGGTTGGTCAGCATGATGCTTTCCATGTCGCGCTTCAACTCAGCCGAGCGCTTGGCCAACTGGTAGGCCAACTCCGAGCGACGGCCAGCCTTGTCCACCGACTCAAGCGTACCCGACAGGATCAGCGTCTTGCGGCTGACCTGCGTGTAGTTGCCGATGCGGGTGGTGGGCGAGGTCGAGTCAAACGACGAAACGTCGTCACCTTCGATCTGCGCGTTCGTGGTCGAAGCCGCAGCGAGCGAGTCCGTCTGCCACTCGAAATAAGTGTTCTTGACGTTCTCACGGCCAACGTTCGACATGAACGGGGTCTCTTCCGGCGAAATGTTATAGATAACATTCGACAGGGACTCACGAATACCTTTTGCGTTAAAGGTATCAAACGTATTGCTGGTCTGTGACATGACTAAAAATTCCTCAATCTAAAAATTGCTCAAACACGGCAGCCGCATCTCGGTGGCTACCACTATTGGCGAGTCTAGAAAGAGCGGCCTTAGACGCAACAACTTTGGACGACTGCGGCATGGATGCAGCACCAGCCTTCATTGGCTTGGCTTTCTGCATGATCTTCGGGCGCATCTGGTCACGCTTGCTCATCAGCTCGTCGTATAGCATCGCTTTACGAAGAGCGAGAACGGCTCGAGCGTCGTATACGTCCGAAATCTCTTCGACACTAAAGCCGAGTCTTCCGGTTGCGTATTCAACGATCTTCGCCTTCTCGGCACGAGCCTTTTCGACATCGCGCCATTCTGGCAAGGCTTCCATCAACTTGGCACGCTCGACCTCTAGGGTCTGCTCTGCCTGCGCCTGTTCTTCCTGCTGCTGTTTCTGTACCAGAGCAGCCCTCTGGGCTTGCACCCACGCGGTCTGCTCCTGCCTAGTACGTTGCAATTCGCGCTGTCTCACCCACTCAACCGGGTTCTCTTGATAGAGTCGATCCCAGTCAATCTCGGGCGGTTGCAGACTGCGAAGCTGCGTATCAAGCGCTTCCAAAGTCTGTGCGTATCGCTGCCGCTCCTGCCGCGCAATCTCAAGCTCTACTTCGGCCTGCTTTCTGGCCTCCGCGATTGCCTGAGTCTTCCGCGTATAGTCTGCGGTGCGTGAGTAGCCCTTCAGCAACTCATCAAGCGGAACCTCAATTTCTTCACCGTCAACTTTGACGCGGAAGGTTTGGCTCGCTTGAGGTGCCTCATCGGCGTCCTCTTCGCTTTCGGTGACTTCCTCGCTATCGACCTCCGACTCGCCATCAGATGCCTCTAGCGCCTCTTCACCCTGATCCACCACTTCGGTCTCAAGCTGCTCGTTTTCGCCTTCATCAGCGGCGAGCATCTGCTCGAAAACATCCTGTGTGGACTGTATTGTTCCGGGGGGTGTACCCGTGCCGGTTTCACTCATAACTCTATTGTGCAAGATTCAAGCGGACTATTTCCTGCCTGATAACTTGTCGATGTCTCTTTTTGCCATCACGCCGTTCTCAACGACAACGCGAAGGTGGCGCTTAACTTCCTCGAGTAGCGCTACAGCAAGCCACAAGCGCTCACGCTCGTCTGTTTCGGCTGGCTTGCTCTGGCGCCACGCCTTGAGGTATTCGGCCTCAAGTGTGTCAAACGCTTCAGCCAGAATGGGATTCTCGAGAAGCTCCTTCGCCTCTGACCCCTTTCTGGCGTCAATGTAGGGGTTTCTTTCGCTCAAGCGAGCAGACCCTTTTTAGGTCTGTTCTTCATCGCCTTCTTGAGCAACTTGCCGCCCTTGTCGGCCTTGTTGAATTCTTTAGCCACCTTCATTGGCACGCCAACCTTCTTGGCGAACTCTGGGTCGTGCGCGGCTGCGGCCATGAGGCGGGCTTGTTTTTGTGATTTGCTAGGCATTATTCCTCCAATAGTCCTCTCTGGCCTCTCTGACTTTTTGGCGTTGCCGCAGTAATGTCAAGCCGTCGATTTACTTCTGCAAGTCTACGCTCAAGATCTTCACTTCTGCGAATATTCCCAACACTAAATGACGGCGGATTTGTTTCAAGAGAAGCAAGTTGCCGTCCATATCCTGCTTCTTCAAGCAGTCGTCGGTATTTCGGGTCTTTTGTCAGCAGCGTTGCGAAGTCTGCAACACCTCGGATCTTTTCATCGTTAATAACGCCACTGGCGACAAGATCGCTAATAGTAACGTCTTGACCGCTCTTCAGCAGCTTTTGACGCTCCTCTACCGCAGGCTTGACGTAAGACCATACGGTTTCTTGCACTTCTGCCGGAGTCCATTTTCTACCTGTTGCTTCTTCCAAAATCTTTGCTGCCTGTCTGGCAACAACATTGGCCGCATAATATCCCGGCCCTTTCATTCCTAGTTTTTCGCCAGAGGCGGCTTTTCTGGCTGCTCCGGCGAATAGCTGCTGCATGACACCATATGCATTAGCCATCCATGTATCGTTGGTAACCTCTGCCATGTCTCCTAGCAGGTTTCTCATAAAAGAGTCAACTTTAGGGCCAGATAGAATCAACCCTTCTGGGTCTGGCGTAGTCAATGATCGCACGCTGTTGTTTGTCCATGCATCAAGCACTGATGCCCTGCGAACTAATTCTGCGTTTTGCGGAGACGCATCAGAGAATGCTTGTATACGCTTTAGCATTCCGTTTTTTGTCTTGGCTTTAATACCAAGGCGACTTCCAAGTGATTCAAGTTGGGAGAGACTGCGCTCGCTTAATGGGGATTGCTGCACGCTTTCCCCCATGATTCTAATAATTGAATCTCTATCTTCAGGCCGCCCCGCTGCATTCCAGTTTTTCCAGACGCTGAGTGCATTTTGCAGGTTAGACTCAACGCTTGTCTGCGGCGACAAAGAAGAAAGTAGTGCCGTGAATCTTGGCGCATCATCGCCAAATACCGTTTTGATTGCATCACCACTAGTAGCGTACCAGCCGAGCTTTGCACGACCAGCATAAGCCATTGCCGCAGTATCCTGTGGATTCATAGTCGGCGTATCTTGCAACAGGCCGCCTGTCTTCTGCGCGCTCTTTGGCGAGATCTCTTGGAACTCTCGCTCAGTTAGAAACTCTCTTAGTGTTCCGTATAGTTGCGGGTTGCTTTGCTTGAGCGCCTCTGCCTCTCGCTCCGTAAGTCGAAGAATCTGACCACCTGGCGCTCTAAACATGCGGGCCGGGTTTAGGAATGAAGGAAGATACTCACCAGCAGCCTGCGGGCTTTGCAACGCTTCTGATGCTCGCTGCATTTCCGCTTGAGCCATCTGCGTTAACATTCCTTGCGGATCGTTTGCGAATGCACGGCCAACATTGTAGGCGCCAAGCAGGCCGCTGCGAACAGTTCCGCTAGGGTCTTGGGCAAATCTCTGGCCAAGGTCGATTGCGCCTGTAACTAAATTTTGGCCAAAGTTATAGATCCCTTGCCCAAACTCGCCAACAGCAGGGGCGCCAGCGATGGCTTCCTCAATAGCCTGAGACTCTGGGTCAAGCAGGCTGCGCCTGCGAACTCTCATTTCAGCCATCTTTCAACTTCCTATATCTTTCCAAAAGATTACGGCCTTTTTTAATTGCCTCAACTTTCCCGCCCATGTGCCCCCACGCTTCAAGGCTCAACTTGAGGCGCGTCTTATCGCCATCTGGCTCCACCAAAAGACCGGGCATTGAACCCATGCGAGTCAGGAAACTTCCTTTCCGTCGCATCTGCTCCGGCGTCTTTGGCGCACCCTTGACTGGTGCCTTCAGCGTGCCGCCAGTCTCTCGCTTATAAGATGCCCGGCCAGCAGCGTTTAGACCGCCTTTCTTGTTCTGGCCTTCCTTACGCTGCCAAGCCGGAGTCTTCACTTGCGCTTCTTCGCCGTCTTAGCTGCGGCCTTAAAAGCCTTCGCAGTCGGCGCTCCCTTGGCTCCGGGCTTTCGCATCTTCTCACCGCTACCAGCAGCAATGCGCTCACGCTTGGCGTGAATGTTGGCGTATAGACCTGCTTTCATCATCAACTCCTATCAGCGACCGCCTCGACGCGCCATGAGTGCAGACTGACGCGCAGCCGCGAGATTGTTTACAGCACTCTGGCTGAACTGTGGCATGGATGGAGGCAGCTGAGCAACTGGCGCGAACTCAGGCATCTGCTCAATAGGAGTCGGCTGCACGGTCATGCTAAAGGTCGGTTGCTCCGTATAGAACCGCCCCTCGCCGCCAGTCTCTGGCAACATTGCTTGCGGTGCGGCAAACTGCGGAGTCGGCGCCATCGGCGTAGGGATTGTCATGCGCGGCGGTTGCGGCGCCACTTGAGTTGGCGGAGGCGCAAAGCCTGACACCTCAACCGGAGCCTGCACTTGTCGGCCAGCACCCTCATCAAGCCCAGCAAACCCCGGCACAAACAGATTAAGGTTTGGCGGGATCTGCACAGGCGGCTGGGTCGGCGCAGCAGGCGGAACCATTGGAGGCCGCGGCTGAGGCGCTGGTTGCGGAGCAGCAGGCGTTTGTGCGGCGCCGCGAGACAAGTCCTCGTTTGGCGTAATCTGCGCGGTCGGGCTTGCTGGCGATTGCCCCGACAACCCAAGCGCAGCGCGCAGCGCGTCAATGTCCAACTCAAGCCCTTCAAACGGAGATTGTTGGCGCGCGCTTACATTTGCCATTTGGCGGTAATCATCTGCGCCAAAGCCTTGGCCCGTCGTAGCAAACCCGGCTTCGCCGCCAGGCTGCTGCATTCCGCCAAACTGCTCACGACTACCACGACGCTGCCCGCCGCCAAAGCCGCGACCACCGCCAGCGCCAAACATGGACGTGGCTTGGAACGGATTAAACGACGGCTGGCCATAATACTGACCAAACATGTACTGACCAAAAAGGTCATTGACGTTCGGCTGCATCGGCTGCATGCCGTAGCCGCCAAAGCCGCCACCGAATCCGCCGCCAAATTGGCTCATCCCACCAAACTGGCTCGCACCGCCGCCAAACTGTGACGGCAACTGCGAGCCATAGCCGGGCATATATCCGCCCGTATAGTCAGGCATGGCGTTGTATGAGCCAAACATGCTGTAGCCGCCGCCCATGCCGGGGAATCCGCCACCAAAACCACCGCCATATCCACCCATTCCTTGATACGGATCGTAAGAACCGCCAGGAATGAATCCAGACTGCGGCTGGCTCATGCCGTACATGGGACTCATCGCCTGTTGGCGCTGACCAGAATACAAGTTGCTCATAAATGCCCCGTAATGTTAAGGATCTGTCAGATCCCAGTAAGACAGCGCACCGATGCCTTCACCTGTGCCTGTGATTGTCCTAACGGCCAATGTGAAAATATCGCTCGTGCCGCCAATCGTGACGCCTAATTGCAAGTCAAAATTATAAGAACTGATGTCGTTAATGGCCGTTGATGACAACACGCCAGATGACGTGAAATCTGACTTCACAATGTCGCCCCCAGTCAGCGCAGTTGCGGCAACGTCATACTCAACATTGGTCGAAAGGCTGCTAAAGGATGCGCCAGTCAGGGTCGGGTTTTTAATCAACGCCAATTCAAAGTAATCTGATGCCGAAGTTGGCATGAACGAGAACCCGTTAGGAATTACAACGGCCCCAAGGTTGGTGGACTTCAGCCTGATTGAAGTGAGCGGAATAAAAGACGTTCCTATTCCGGTCGTTGCCGTTGTCTGTCTTGCCCAAGTCAGTGCAGACTTTTGCTCGTACCCACCTTCCGAAATAACACTAGAGCAGATCTGCTTCATGCTCTTATTGCCAGAAATTGCCCCGGTTGTCGTTATCTCGTAGCGAACCGGCAATATCGCCGTCTGTATGTAAACAGAAGACAAAGAGTTTGCATTGTGGAACGTGTGAGCAACAATATACTTGCCGTCAACAATAAATCCACAACGGACGGAGCCAACGCCAAGCCACTCAAAGTCAATGAACATGATCTGCGTCTTAGTCATGTCCAGCGTAATGCCAGTGGCTCCGCTGCCGTCTAACTTGTCACCATTCCATGACGATTGCAGAACCTCTCGAGCATCGCTAGGAGTTCCGCTCGTGTTGGTTCTGACAACAAACGACAGCACCCCGTCCTTCTGCTGCAAAAACACGCCGTTGCTGGCGTTGAAGTATCCAACACGCTGGCGCAAGTTTGTTTCGCCAGCGGCCATCGAGAATGTGCAAAACACCAAGAGCGACTTGCCCGGCTGATACGGGAAAACGCGCTTGGTCTGTCGCACAACTTGATCGCCCGATGCGGACGTGACTTGAAGGCGCACAGAAGACTCGTTCGACAAAAACGTAGACGTGCCTGAGCCAGTCAACGACTCATCAAACTGCGGGTCTTTTGCATATCGGTTTTGACTGTCAAACAGCGTGTGAGGCTGCGACATACGCAATCGACCGAATGCGTCAAAGTTGGTTTTCTCGAGCAAGTGTAGATCCGTCAGTGATTGTATGAACTTAACAATCTCAAACTGGTTGTTGCTTAACTTGTTGAGGTACAGCTTGAGTTGGTTGTTTACCTGATTGTGGTACTGCGGCGCGTAGCCTGCTGGTGCCACGTTCGGATTAGGCGGTACTGGTACGTCCAGATTCTCCAGTGGCATGGCATTACATGCCCGGCTGCATCGGCTGAATCGGCGGCATCTGCGGCGCAGGGCCAATCTCAGGGATTACAGGCTGCTGCACGCTCGGCGTCGCAGTGCGCGGCGCGTTCATCATGGCGCGAATGGTCTCAACGTCCACCGCCGTGCCGCTCTTCAACTGGATCTCATAAGCACGCAGCATCAAGTCCGCTTCCTGCTTATCGCGGGCGCGGTCATCCTCGAGCAGCATGGCCTGGCGCTTCAACTCCAACTCTGCCTGCTTGTTCTGGATGTCAGCCATGATCTTCTGCTGCTCAACCTGAGCCAAGATCATCGCCGGATCTGGCGGCGGCGGAGGCGGCGGCGGCGGAGGCGGCTGGTTCTGCGGGTTCAAGAAGAACTCATCCGGGTTCTTGAAGCCAGACAACTCAGCAAGACGCGCCAACGTGTTGCGGTACTGCTGCGGTGTGACCATCGGATTCTGCGGCCCCATCATCTGCAGGACTTGCTCCTGCTTCTGGGCAATCGAAGTCAGCACGGCAATCTTCTGCTCGTCCGTACCGCCGCCAAGTGCAACGTCAATCTCCACGTCCATCTCGGCGTCCCAAGAGCGCGGGTCAATCGGCACCCACTGATTGCGAAGGCGCACCACCCGCGGGCGATCTTGGTTTTCGACGACCAGCTTGAGAATGCCTTTGAACAAGGCG